TGTAGATGCGCTAAATACTGAGGAGTTCATACCAAACTCGCCATAATATGTAGAGTCTGTGCCTAGATCATTGCTTAATACATAGTTTGTAGATGCGCCAGCCGTACCTGATTTGTTTTGTACCAAAAACTGTAAATAATTACCTGATACAGTTGCACCACTAGCAAAAGAAGCATTAGCAGCATTAAACGATAAAACAGGTGTAGTGCTAGTAGTTGAGCTTAAAGAAGCATAAGTAAATGCACCTGTTGAAGCTGTTGTAGCACCGATAGATACACCATTTAAAGCACTAACAGTAGTGCCTAAAGAAACAGCAGTAGAACCAAAAGTAATAGAACTATTAGTAAGCTGACTGTTTGCAATGCTTCCTAAAGTACCGCCTAAAGTAATGCTTCCGCTAGAAGTTACTGTACCTGTAAGAGTAATGCCGTTAACTGTTCCTGTACCGCTTACTGATGTTACTGTGCCAGTTGTAGGAGTTGTCCAAGTAGGAGTTCCTGCGCCTGCGCTAGTTAATACTTGACCTGTTGTACCTGCGGCAGTAAATGAAGTTGCTCCAGCACCAGTTTGAAATGGAATTTGTCCTGCTGCACCACCAGCTATATTTGTAGCGTTGGTAGCATTAGTTACGGCTGTTGTGCCGATTGCTGAAGCAATTTGTGAGCCTGTCGCTGCTGTAAATGCTGAAGTGCCATTGCCGTAAACAATACCACTTAAACTAGTAACGCCTGTACCGCCATAAGTTGCACCAATTACTGATGCGTTCCAAGTGCCAGCAGTTAACGTACCAACGCCTGTAATGCCTGTATATGAGCCACTAATATAGCTTGAGCCTATTGTACCGCTAGTAATTTGACTTCCAGCAATTGCAATACTTGTATTAGTTACGCTTGATACTTGACCTGAAGCGTTTGTAACAAAAACAGGTACGGCTGATGCAGAGCCGTATGTTCCTGCTGTACCAACAGGAGTAATACTAAATGCTGTACCGCTTAAAGTTAAACCTGTTCCTGCTGTATATACACCTGACGTGGAAAAATTACTCCAAGTCATATTGGTAGTACCTAATGTACCGCCAGGTTGAGCTAAGTTATACCAAAGACTACCTGCTTGTGCGCCACCGTCTACAAAAATCATTGCGCCTACATATTGCGCCCATGTAGTCGAGCCTGGAGCATAAGTCCAAGCACCTGTAGAAGCTACATAAATGCCGTTTTGAGAAGATGTTGTTTGATTCTTAACTAAGACTATGTTGCCTGCCGCTAAAGCGACTGTATCGACTGTTTGAAGCCCTGATAACGTAATGTTGACTGTAGTTGCTGCTTGTGCAGGCTCTTTCCAACTAATACCTAAAGCAACTGTATCAACATACAACTTATTAGCAATGTCTGTAGAGCTTGAAGGCGTTGTTGAAATTGTGCCTGTAGTTGTAGCTATATTAGTAAAAACCCCTGTACTAGGGGTTGTAGCACCAATAGTCGTACTATTAATCGTACTATTTGTAATGGTTGCATTAGTTACCGAACCACTTACAGGGACAGTAAATGGTACGCCCTGACCAATAAACGTGTTAAATGTACCGTCTAAATTAAAATAAGCCTGTACAGGCAGGATATTTTGATCTTGCGTTAACGCTGGGCCAGTAGCCATATTAATCCTTAATAAGGAAATGCCATTACTATAATCGTATCGCCAGCAGTCATGTTTGCAGCAGTACCTAAAGTAATGCTAAAACTTGTTAAAGTAGCAGAAGTTGTAGTGCTTGCAGTTTGCTGTAAAAATAATGATGTTCCGCTAGTAACGTCTTGTGCATATACTACCCAACCATTAGGTGCGGCAGGAAATGTGATAACACCATTTGCTGCGCCACCTGTACCAACTACAATTTTAAATGCTGATGAATTAAATGCTGTAATCGTAGGGCTTGTACCAAAACCTGATGCAATCGTAGGTGCAGTAGCAGAAACGTGCAATTTGCCGTTTATTGATACATTGGTTGCATTTACAGTAGAAGGTGTAGTTGCTCCAATTGTGCTGTTATCAATGGTTGCACCAGTAATAGTATCTGAAGTTAATGGCGGTGAAAAAAATACTCCACCTGGCCCAATAAGACCCAAACAATTACCAGAAGAATCAAATTGCGCTTGAACTGGGACAATATTAGTCGTTGAAACTGATGCTACACCGTTAAAATTTGACATAATTATCCTTAGTTTTGATCAACCATAGGCAATACATACAGCGTATTAGCTGTTCCAATAGCAGTAATAGCAAAGCTAGGCGGTACGGCAATCACGGTAGGTTGTGACATTGAGATACCTAGAACAAAACTGTTAGAGCTATTTCCACCTGTAGGAAGAACGGCTGCCGCAGCAGTTGTCGTAGTTCCTGCAACGGCTGGAGCAATAGTAATAGCAATAGGTGTTGTACCTACGTTTAAAAAGCCACAAAAGTTCGCTTGATCATTACCTAAAGGGGTAATTGTTACAGAAGTCGAACTAGCTGTAGTTACTGCAATAGCCGTTGTAGGGCCAACAAATCTATAAGCTGATACGTTTGCCATGATTTATCCTTAAACAGCAGTAGAGGGTGCTGGGCCTTCTAAACGAGTAATTTGAACCGCATACAAGCCAGAAGCAGGTGTTGCGCTACCAGTTGTTACGTTTGCGAACTGTATTGATAGTACGCCAGCAGTTAAGCAATCAGATTCAGCAATAACAATACCTGTAGTTTGTGCGCCTTGATAGCCTTGAACCAACACAAAATCGGTAGTTTGTAAGCCACCAACGCTAAAAGTCTGAGCAGCAGAAGTATTTGCGGCTACAGCAGCAGGAGTAATGGATGGGGTGATGTAAAAAGTTTCGTGGGAATTACCACGAGTAACGGTAGTGCTTGACATAATTTGTCCCTTTGCAAAGGTGAGTGTTGTAATACTGCAACTATTTTACATTGTTTTGTGCTTCCCTCAAGTGTTTTCCACAACTTCCTTTAAAAGTTTTGTAACCGATATGACCTAATTCAAATTCAAGATTTGCCCATACTTTGCCACCTATATCTATCCATCTTTGGCAAAAGCTGAAATCTTCACTTAAACGATTGCCGTCAGGAGTTTCATAAGGGTCAAATACAGGCCAAAATTGACTGTTTTCACTTACGCTACGCAATGTTTGTCTAGGATATGCCTCAATCATCTTTAAAGCACAATCTTTACTAATCTTTAAAAAACCACCAGGAAGCCCTAAAACTTCCATTAATCCTGTTTCAGGATCATTACGATATTCTTCTTTTTCGGCAATTTTAAAAGGCCATTCCATAGGCTCTTGCTTCTTAGGGTAAATACCACCTACTACATCTACAGGGTAGTCAATTAACTTAATTAATGCTCCTGGCTCCCAAAATACGTCATCATCAACAAAAACTAGCGTATCGCAATTAGAACGTACAAAAGCACCAAATAATGCCCCTCTTGATCCTGCTATATCGCTATTTCCAATATCTTCAGCAATACAGAATTTATCTCCACGACCAATAATATTGATAGCATCAAGCAAAATAGAACGCATGGTAGGAAAGTGTACCTTTGCTGAATAGCAAGGCATGGCAATCATTACATTTTTCATAAGCCCCCTCAGAATGTTAAAAACCCAACCTTTTTAGGGGTTGGGCTTCTATTTTACAACAAATTACTGTGCTGACAAGTCGTAACCATATACATATACGTCAATTGTGCCTGTTACAGCAGCAGAAGATACGTTTACATACAAAGTTTGAGCAGATGTTGCACTTGCTACTAAAGTTGCAGCTACAACCGATGCGTTAGCAGTAGTTGTGTTAGTTGCTAAAGCAGCTTTGGTATATACGGCTGTACCTGTACCTGCTAAGCCTGTGTAAACACCTAAATAGGTGCTTGCTGTGGATACTGCTGCACCAGCATTGTTACAGTTAGCCGTAATAACGGATACTGGAACATAGTTGGTTACATCAATTACGTTAACTGCGGTATCACCTAAAGTTGCGAGGCTAACACCTTGAGCAGTTGCGATCAAACGCAATGCTTGGTTAGAGCCTAAAACTTGTGGGTGAATCGAAGTGGTTACTGCTGGGCCTGGATTAGACATTATAGTTTCCTTTCGTTATTCGTGAATTAAGCTGCAACACGGCAAGCGAGTTCAGGATACAAATTAGCCCAACCATACAGAACGTCAAGACGTGTAGGAATAGAGTCATTGTTAATAGTGTATTGACGAACTACACGCATTGACAGACCGATTTCCTTGTCGCTTGCACGACCTGCAAAGTGAACACCCTCTGGCAACTCAAGATCGGCTACTGCTAGAGTAAACGCATTGCGGTGCATGATGATGTTTTGTGGGGAAACAGTACCAGATTGATTAAAGAAGTTAACTGTAGCTGTTGACAGAGCAGTAGGAATAGATACGTTCTGGAACTGACCAGCAGTAATAACCGCAGGGCTTACGTTTACAGAAATAGTACCACCTGAACCGCTAACTGCTGTATTAACTACAAAGTTACGCAACTTGTTTGAACCATAGGCTTGACGGTTTTGTGGGTTAACTGCATAAACGCCAGCGATTGTAAATGTATCGCCTTGATTTAAGCTAACGCCAGAAGTTAATGTCAAAGTGATGTTAGAGCTAGAAGCCCAACCACTTGTCAAGAAACCGCTTGAACCAGTAATAGTTGCAGAACCAGCAAAGCTACCAAATTGGTGAGCTACCACGTTTTGATCCATTTTCCAGTTCATCCCGGCGGAATCCCGACCCATAAGTCCTTTACGATACTGTTCGCCAATAGCTTCTTGTGGCACAAATAGGCCTTTCAAGCTGTCAACAATAGTAGCGGAAGTGAACGGCTCAACGATACATGATCTACGACCATCACGAGGTGCGCCTTCAGAGTCAAGGTAAGCAGCAGCCGTTAAATAGGTAATTAAACCTGTTGGGGGCGTACCAGCAGTACCAACGATGTTAGCTGTGTTGTTAGCAGCTTGCAAAGTACCATCACGGTCAATCTTGTTGGCGATAGCAGCTACAGCAGGCTTCAATACACGATCAGAGAACATATCTAAAGACAATGCCAAATCTTGTGTTGTAAATTGTGTCATTCTGTTACCCCTACGGTGTTCTGTAGTGGAGCTTCCGCTTCAGGTCGCTCTCATCGGTTTCTTGTTAAGTTATACCAATGTTCAGACTATCGCATCCCATTTCAGGGTTTCTTCACTTAGTCGTTCACGCTGCACAGTTGCCTTGCTTGCGCCCTGTCGCCCACTTCTGGGCTTCCAAGTCAATCAGAAGAAATTTTGCCAATATCCTTAGTGGATATATGTGGACATACGTTTATCCACATGGAACTGTGTTGACAAAGTTACAGGCACAGAAGTTTCATTGAAATCTTCTACGTTCAGGGCTGGCCCTGTAGTTCCAATAAAGCGTCCAGGTTTCATTCTGTTACTTTCAGTCTTTCGACTTACTGACCATTTTTCAATGGCGGTGCAACTTCTTCGAATCGCACTCTAGGACTTCTTTAGTTATATCCTAGTTCAGACTATCGCATCCCTTTCGGGGCTTCTCACTTAGTCGTTCAGGCTGCTTTCGCTTGCCCCTTGTTACCCACTTCTGGGACTCCAAGTCAATCAGAGAAACTTTTTCGTCCGCACACCTAACTCTTTTTACGGACGTTTACTGTGTTACCGATCTTACCACCTCAAATATAAGACCCACAGTAAAAACTGAGGCAGGCTTTATACCACAGCGAATTGATCATCATAGTTACGATCTACTTCTGATGTAAATGTTAATTCGTTTTCCAAGACCATCAATGCTTCGTTAGTGATCTTGGAAATGGTTAGCAAATTATTTGCCATGATTTATTTCCTTTATTAAATATTGGGTTTATCAGCGTATCCGTTTAGCCTGTCTTGCAGCTTTCCATTGAGCGTATGTGCCATGAAATGCGCCATTTCCGTCAATGAGAACGTCAGACGTTCCTTTTCCTGCTGTGATTGGCTTAATCGGTGCTGGTGCTTTACTTCTAGCAACAGGTTCGCTTTTCTCAATAGGAGCTTCTTTACGCTCGAATTGAACTTCCAATTTCCCTAATTCCTTGAGTGCTTTATTAGTCGGCATTGCTGCCAATTTATTAGCGTAATCGTCATCTGATGCTAGGTGATATAGGATTTGTGGGCCTACATCTGATTCTAGGATTGCATCTCGTACTTCATCTCGTACTTGTACATTGCTAGAAGCTACCATATCGTCAAAGTCAGGAAGATCAGCTTTAGCAGCTTCGAGTTTTGCAGACCACGACTTGATTACTTCGTTTCTCTGTTCATCTACTTTGCGTTGCTGTTCTTGTATATCACGCTGTTCTAATGCCTTTTCTGCGCTCCATTCAGCTAATGCTTCAGCGTATTCAAAAGCATCATTAAACTGCGATGCTTGTGGTTTTTCGATGACAGGATCAACTTGTTGGGTTGCAGGGGTTTGTCTGCTCTCAAGTTCTTGTAAACGTGCTTCTAAGTTTGCTTTGTCGGCCTCAGCTTGTTTGGCTCGTTTTGTAAGCTCAGAAAATCGTTTTTCAAGTTTGGGATTTTGTTTAGGCTTGTCTGTTACTTGCGCTTCATCTTCTGCCTCTGGTTCACTCTCAGCTTCAGCCTTGATTGTTGGCTCTGAATCAGGAGTTTCCTCGACTGCTTCAGCCGCAACAGGGGCTTCTTCACTAGCTAAACCAAGTTTATTAGCAGTCCATTCCGCTAAATTATCGCTTGTTACGACATTATCTGCCGTTCTTACATTTGCTTCTGACATGGATAACTCCAAGAATTAACCCAATGAACCCATTGGTAGGTAAATGCTTTTATAACATAAATGTTGCTTATTTACAACACTAAATTGCTCGCTCTGTAGTTTCTGCATTTGCTAACTCAGCTTGTTTATGATCCATATTTGCAAGCAAGATAGCTACTTGCGCTTTTAACTGCTCTACTTCTAATTGAGTCTGAGTCTTAATAACTGTGTCATGCGCTTGTGTATCAGTACGCATTTGAGTATCTTCACGCTTAACATCTAAACGCATCTTCTCACGCTGAGTTTCAGCTTCTTGTACTTGCTGTTGAACAGTAGCACGATATTTCTTATCCATTTCTTCAGCTTGAATTTGTTGCTGAAGCTGTTGAATCTGTTGTTTGCTCTGAGCCAACTGCATCTGTACTTGTGGTGGAATTGGTGACTTATCGTCAATTTGCGCCATAGGATTAGATGCTGCAAGTCTGTCTGCAATGATTTCTGCGCCTGGAAAGTCCATGTTGCGGAAGATTAGATCGCCAGCAGTTTGCATCAATGTAGGATCAGCACCTAATAAGCCCATCATAGAATCTACGGCTTCTTGACGTTTAGAATTGTAGCCAGGGCCTGTTTCCATTACTACGTCATATTCGCCTACAGTTACATCGTTTAAGACCTTAGACACGCCTTGTTCGTCTTGACCTTGCTCGTTAATAGTAACCATGTCAGGCTTACCATCATCGCCAATAATACGCATTACACGTTGACGGTCATAGATTTTAGGGATTAGATCAAGAATAATTCGACCTGTATGACGTATTGAGCGAGTCAGATTGTCATAGTAGTGAAAGTTAGTCATATCAGCTTGTTGCTGTTGACCTTGTAATGCTTTGCCTGATTGTTGTCCTTGTGGCAATTGTCCAGGGTCAAAGATACCTACTACAGCCATTAAATCTTGGTTCATGCCTTGTAATGCTGACATAACACCTGCTGGTGGTGGTTCTGGTTGTAATCTTACAGGCGTTGGTGCTGTTCTGCCTTCTGTGTCAGTTTGCTTGTAACGCAATACAGGCATAGCTTTAATATTAGCCATTGCCCATTCGTTTTCGTGGCCTTCGTCTTGACCTTCAGCAAGCAACCATTTAGCTTTAGGAGCTAATGCTACAGTTTCAGTCAGAGCAGTAGCCCAGTAGTTATACATACGTTGTGGGTCTTTAGCCATACGCACTAAACCAAACTTCTTATGCTTGTCATCAACTCTGACTTCTTGACCATATACAGGCACGATTGGGATGTATTTACCAGCCCATTCGCCTTCTTCAAGGATTTGCATAGCTGTTAGCTTGCACCATTTGATCTTTTTACGCCAAGTATCACGCTTATCAATAACTGTAATTCCTGCGGCAGCCAACACTTCTTTAGATGGCATTTCATCGCTATAGCCTGTAGTGCCGTCTGAAAGCTGAATAATCATTGCTTTCTCACGCTCAGTATAGAAATACTCAGCTATGCGTATATCTTCCTTTGTAACCCATTCCGACTCCGTATCGCCTGTTCCTCTACTGGAAAATCCCTGTACGTCATCGGCATCGGGATACATCTTGCGGAACACGGCTTTACTAACAACTGTTGTAACAAGGCACTTTTCAGCATCGCTGCCGTCTGGTTGAACAGAATTAGGGTCAAAATAAACGCTAAAAGGATTTTCAATGCGCTTAATGTAGATTTCTTGGTCAAAGCTATCATCCTTAATATAGTCTGTAGTGACACGCCAGTAGCCCCAACCCATCTTTACGCAATATTCAAACGCATGGTCATACGCCTGGTCAGCATCAGATTGGTTTTCAATATGCCTAGTGATGCCTGTAATGATCTCAGCTACTTTGGCATCTGACTCATTGTTCATGCCATGCACTTTAATGCGTGGGCGTTGTTGACGTTGCTGATTACAGATTTGACGTACATAAGCATCTAGCTTATTAATTGTCAAGCATGGGCGAGCTTCTAATACACGACTGTTTTGTACATCTACAGGCCATTGATCACCAGCCGCAAACCTTACATCGTCAAGAGCTTCGGCACGATTGTTGCTATCTGAATCGTTACAAAGACGTAGAAACTGTTTAGCTTCTTCAATTCTGCCGTCTGATTGAGAGTCTGCAACGCTATCGTATGCCATAGGGATTCCTTAGTATTTGGCTGATTTTAAGCCAACTGTAGTATTTTTACTACACATTTTACCCCATCCAACTTGACGGTAGTTGATAAGTTTTGGGTTTTGCTGCTTTTCTTGGCTCGTTAACCATAAGGCCGATGTAACGGAAAGCATCTGCTCCGTGGCTGTAGTTGTCGTGTAATGGTTTTTGGCTAAATTGCTTGGTGTCTGGGTCAACGTCATATCTATAGTGTCTAAGGCATTGCAAGCCTTCGTGCGTATTCGTGCGGTCAAACCAGCACTTGTTAAACATCATTCGTGCAGCATTGATCGAATCAACGATAGGTGTGCGTTCAATAACTCTTGTGTTGTAGTTACTAGCTCTGACGATTTCTTCGATACTTTTGCCATGTGAGGCCAAAGTTTTGTTACCAGCATCATGTGGCAACCAAATAGTGTCGATAATGTATCCATAGGACTGTATTTTAGCAAGATAATGAGCAATTGTCTGTTGATTATCCTCGTAATAGCGTATAAGCCTTACTTCTTGAGCAATAAACTGAACAAACCAAATAGCAGTAGCATCTGCCCAGCCCAAATCAAATACAGCGTGAACAGGCTTAATTGGATCGTAAGGTACATTGCAAATCCTTCCATCTAGTTCAGCCAGAGTGACTTCTTTGGCAAATACAGCACCATCTACCGTCTGACGGCATAAACCTTCCCAAACGGTGTTGTAGGCTTGCCTATCTCTACTAAAAAGAGCATCTTTTTCAAGTCTTAAAACATCAGGAAACCAAGGATTGTCTTGCCAGTTAACTTTGACTGTTTTGCAGTTATCAGGTGGATTTAATACATATCGCTGATATACAGGGTCAGTTTCTAGCTCAGGATTGAATGTAATCCATATTTCTGAATCAGGCGTTCTTATTGTAGGAATAAGAATTTCAAGACTTCGATCACTTACGGTTTGCGATTCTTCTATCCAAACGTGAGTGCTTCCCTCATAAGATTTTATATTTGCTGGATTGTTTTTTAAGCCTACAAAGTTAAATTCTGTGCCATTTTTGCCTCTAATTTGGTTTTGAGTAACTTCATAAAATGACTCTAGTTTCATAGCTATGATTTGGTCTGCCAATAATCTATGAACAGATTGAGCAATAGAATTTTGAAACTCACGAGCACAAAGAACTCTAATTGTTTTTTTAACACCTATTACAAGCAAAGCCCTGGCATATCCCCAAGATTTTCCAGACCCTCGCCCACCATGGGCCACTTTAAAGCGTGATGGCTCGAATAGAAACTGTAGCTTGATTGGAAAATCAACCGCACTAACTGCTTTCCTAATTTCTGGTGTGATTTCACTCACTTGGCTTTATAAACCTGACTTCAATAGCTTGTATCAAGTTATTACCTTCTGCATCTTCTATGCTTGTAGATTGATGAGCTTTGCCGTCAACTCTGTCCATAATCTCTTTGACAGCCCATGCTTCACCCTCTTGAGCAGAATCAACAAG